TAATGATAACAATGGATTTGTAAACATCTACAATTGGTTCAAAGATGCTCTATTGTTTAAGATTGGTGTATTAAAGACATTTTGGGAAGAAAACATACAGGTTGTTGAAGAAAGCTACAAAAACCTTACTGAAGATGAATTAACAATATTATTGGACGACCCTGATGTTGAGGTCGTATCACAATCCATCAACGAAGTGGGCATATTGCAAGATGATGTGTCCGATGATATTTCCGAAGATGAGGAACTTGATGAAGAAGATATTGTTGATATTGCAGAAGACGCATTAGAGACAGAAAATCAAATTCCTCTAATGACTACCTATGACGTTGAGATTAAAAGAAAGAAGAATAGTGGTCGTGTTAAGATTATGAACGTACCACCTGAAGAATTCTTATTTTCAAGACGTTCTGTATCTCTTGAAACTGCCGACTTCGTTGCCCATAGGTCAAGTATGAAAGTGGGCGACTTAGTGGATTTAGGATATGATTACGATACTGTATTGGCTCACTCCGGGTATAACGAGATTGATAACGAAGCTGAAGTACAGCAAAGATTCCAAGATGTGGAAGCAGGCACAAGACATGATAGCAAGAATGACCCAACAATGCACGAATGTTTGGTTACAGAGATGTATCTTCGTGCTGATTATAATGGCGATGGCATACCTGAGTTAAGACGTGTATTATCGATTGGTGAGGGTAACTTTATATTAGAGAATGATGCTTTTGACCATATTCCATTCTGCATTTTATCACCGATATTAATGCCACACAGAATGATTGGTCGTTCTGTTGCAGAAATGGTTAAGGACTTACAATTAATTAAGTCTACAATCCTAAGACAGCTATTAGACAATATGTATCTGACTAACAACAGCAGAGTTGGTGTTGTAGAGGGTCAGGTAAACTTAGAAGATTTACTATCATCAAGACCTGGTAACATTGTGCGTATGAGAGCTCCTGGTATGGTACAACCACTAGCTGTTCCACAAATCGGTGCAGCAGGATTTAATATGCTTGAGTATATTGACCAGGTGAGAGACCAACGTACAGGTTTTTCTAAAGCATCACTAGGTATTGACCCAAAAGCATTACAGTCTACAACAGCACAGGCAGTACAAAGTACGATACAAGGTGCACAGTTAAAAACAGAAATGATTGCACGAGTCTTTGCTGAAACGGGTTGTAAAGACCTAGCTAAGATTGTGTTATTATTATGTCAAAAGCATATGGATAAAGGTCGTGTTATTCGTATTCGTAATGAGTATGTTCCTGTTGACCCTCGTGGTTGGGATAACGAATTTGATGTATCTGTTGAAGTCGGACTTGGTAATGGTAAGGACGATGAGAAACTACAGATGCTTTTACAAGTGGCAGGTAAGCAAGAACAGTTGATTGGACAGCTTGGTATGAACAACCCTGTCGTTAAACCAAGTCAGTATGTCAATACGTTAAACAAGATTATAGAGATGGCAGGATTTAAAGACACATCACAGTTCTTCAACTCTGCAGAACAGATTGACCAAATACTTGCACAGCAACAAGCTGCACAACAGCAAGGTGGTGCATCGCCAGAGTTTGAGTTAGAAAGACAAAAACTACAAGCTGATATTGCGTTAGAACGTGAGAAGATGATGATGGAAATACAGCTTGAACGTGAGAAATTCCAACAGCAGTTAGCACTTCGTAGAGAAGAACTACAAGCTGAGTTGGATTTAAGACAACAAAAATTAGCATTGGGTGGAGACGTTAGTACGAATTTACCAAATGCGTAAGGGATAGAATATGTCATTAGACGATGAGAGACAACGAGGATTATTAGCCGAAACTCTACGGAATAATCCCTTACTGAAAGAGATATTTCAGTCGTTAGAAAGTTCTTATATTGCCGATTGGTCACAAACCGATCTAAGCGATACTGAGAAACGTGAGCAGTCTTTTTATATGTTGAGAGCCTTACAGGATATTAAGAACGAGATCGACTCGATCGTAACATCAGGTAAGATTGCAGACCAACAGATAAGAACACTATTTCGCAAAAAATAATCAAAACATGGAGTAAAAAATGATTAGGACAAATGCAGACGCATCTCCTGACGTTAATGATAGCATTGCGTTAGATAAAACTGATGCAATCAATTTACTTTTGAATAGAGATAACACCCCTAGTCAGGCAAGTGAGGATATTCAAGAGTCGCAGGAAGAAGACACAGAAGTTGTGTCGGTTGAAGAAGTGGACACTACTGATGAAACGGACGTTTTAGACCAATCCGAAGTAACAGAAGAAGAAACAGAAGACTATCGTAATAGTGATGAATCTGATGATGAAACTACCGATGACGTATATATAGCAAAAGTTGATGGAGAGGAAGTAGAAGTTACAGCAAGAGAACTTCTTGACTCATATCAGCTTAATTCTGTCGCCAAGAAGAAATACCATGAAGCTATGGAAGATCGTAACAAGGCCAAGAATGAATTGGCTACTCTTGAGGCAGAAAGGAAACATTACGCAGAAAACCTTGAGTTAATGAGACAGCAGTTGGCTCAGACTACAACGGGTATGACTGAAGAACAATGGAATGACTTGTATCAAAGAGACCCTATGGCCTATATGAAAGCAAAAGAGGACATAAGAGATCAAGAGACTAGACTACAAGCTATTCAGCAAGAACAGATGCAACTTGCTCAAAAGCAGTTACAAGCTGAACAAGCAAAATTGTTGGACAGAATACCTGAGTGGAAAGACCAGGACGTAGCGACTAAGGAACGAAATAATATCGTTACTTATGCAAAACGATTTGGTTTTACTGACCAAGAGATTGCTGCCACTAATGACTCTCGTGTCGTTGACTTATTAAGACGTGCCTATCTTTATGATGCTTTGCAGTCAAAGAAACCAAATGCTACCAAGCAAGTAAAGAAAGCACCGAAGATGATTAAGTCAGGGCAACCTAAAGGTAAAGTTAATGTTTCTGAACAAAACCGAAAGACGGCTTTTGATAAACTAAACAAGAGTGGTCGCAAAGAAGATGCGATTGCTTATCTATTAACTAAATAACTGATTAAGGAAAAAAACAATGGCAACATATACAACTTCAGCTGCTGTTGGTGAAAGAGAAGACCTTAGCGATATTATTTACAGAATTGACCCTACAGAAACACCATTGGTAACAGCTATGGCTAAAGAAACCACTTCAGGTGTTACAACTGAGTGGCAAGTTCAAGAACTAGCTGCTGCTGTAGATACAAACTATGTAAATGAGGGTGCTGACTATTCTTATGTAAACCCAACAGCTACATCAAGACTTAACAACGTACACCAAATTTCAGCACAAGCTGCTTCAGTATCAGGCACATTAGATGTGGTTGACAAAGCAGGTCGTGATAAAGAAACTGCATACGTTAAAGTAATTAAAGGTCTTGAGCAAAGACGTGATATTGAGAAATCACTATTTAAGAACGAAGCAAAATCTTCTTCTGACCCAAGAAAAACAGCTAAGCTGATTACTTGGATTACAAATGGTGCAGTATCAGACGATGCGTCTACATCATTCGCTACAGGCGATGGCTCAGACACAGCAGACCTAACAGCTGCATCTGCTGATGCCCTAACACTAGCTAAAATCGATACAGCTATTAAAGCTGCATACATCGATGGTGGTTCACCAACAATGCTAGTAATGTCACCATCTAACAAGGTGAACTTTAGTGGTCTATCATCAGGTTCAGTAGCAACTAACCAAATCACTTCAACAGCACCTAAAGAAGCATCTATCGTTGGTTCTGTTTCTCTGTACCTATCAGACTTCGGTACATTAGAAGCAGTTGTTGATAGACAATTAGGTGATGGTGAAATCTATGTCGTAGACAAAGACTATGTATGTCTTGGTTTCTTACCGGGCAGACAGTTCTCTGTTTCAGACGTTGCTGCTACAGGTGATGCAACTAAGTTTGCAATCATTTCTGAGTATGCTCTTATGGTCAAAGCACCTAAAGCACACGCAGCAATTATTGGACTATCAGGTTCATAATAAACTAAAAAGAAGTGGGTGTTGCTCCCTTGCACCCACTTCACACTTAGAGGGATAAAATGAAAAAAGTTATTTCGACAGACGGCATTTCCAAAAAGACAACAATGGAATATGATGCCAACGAACAAGAATATATAATTAAGACAGAACAAAAAATTGACCCTATTAAGGATTTGGCTAAGGCACAATTAGACAATCACAGACCGGGCGATATGATTGGAAATACCCAAAAACATTATCAAAAGATTGGTGAAATACCTGCTGTCTTATATCACGATTTATTACAGAAGTTTGGTAGTCCTGCACAGAATCCTAAAGCATGGTATCGTTGGTTACAGGACGCAGATAACCAAGCATTTAGAACAACGAATGGTAGGTTAATTTAATGGCATTTTCTAACTATAGTGAGTTAAAGACCTCTATTGCTAATTTTTTAGCAAGAGATGATTTAACTTCACAAATTCCTGATTTTATACGATTAGCAGAAGCTCGTATGAGCCGTGAGCTCGATACTCGTTCTATGGAAAAGAGAGCGACTGCTACAACTGTTGCAGGGGATAGCTATATCTCATTGCCAACAGATTTGAGGGAAATTAGAAATGTGCAACTAAATACCGACCCTGTAAAAACTCTGGATTACTATACAGTCCAAATGATTAACACGGACTATGCAGGGCAGGGTCAGGGCAAACCAAAAGCATACAGTATTGTTGGAACAGAAATTATGTTACGACCAACACCTGATGCTGCCTACACCCTAGAAATCGTTTATGGCGAAAACGTACAAGCATTAAGCGATGAAGATACCAACAACACAATATTATCAAGACACCCTGACGCATATTTGTATGGGTCGTTAATGAACGCATATACATACTTGATGGACGAAACAAGAGCATCACAGTATGACCAACTGTTCACAAGAATCATGGACGAGATTATTCGTGATACCGAAAAAGCACGATATGGGGGAGTGCTATCAATGAAAACAACATATAGAGGAAAATAACAATGTCAGCTATGTCAGATTATTTAGAGAATAAAGTTTTAGACCACGTTCTCGGAACAACATCATACACAATGCCTGCTACTGTTTATATCGGACTATCTACAGGTAGTTTCAATGATGACAATAGTGGCACAGAATTATCAGGTGGTTCTTATGCTCGTCAATCAATAGCATTTGACGCAGCAGCGAGTGGTACGACCGATAATACTTCTGCTGTTGATTTCCCTACAGCAACAGCAAGTTGGGGAACAGTATCTCATTATGGATTATTCGATGCGTCATCAGGTGGCAATCTATTAATACATGGTGCGTTTACAGCAAGTAAGACAGTTGCAGATGGTGATATTCTAAGAATCGCTGCAGGTGAGTTAGATATAACTGCTGCATAGGTTTTGTTATGGCAACCCTAGAACAGCTTGATGCGTGGGGTACACTTGAAGCATTAGATGCTTATGGTACTCTTGAGCAGATGGACAATCTTGTCCTACACGAAGCATCAGGTACAGGAACAATAGCATTAACTGAGTCAGGTGCATCAATATTACTGCATGGTATGTCTGCAAGTGATACGATTGCTATGACCACGACAGCTAGTGCTAATTATGGGGTTAATATATCAGGCACAGGCAGTATCGCTATTACTGAATCTGCTAATGCTGTTTTATATCGTGGATTCTCTGCTAGTGATTCTATTAGTATTAACCAATCTTCATCATTTGGTCGTATCTTATCGCCAACAATAACTGATGCTGACATAGCGATTACAGCAGATGCTGATTTATATAAGATACAGTTTTTAACAGCAAGTAATACGATTGCTATTACGACAACATTGGTAGGCGAGATACTTGGCGAAACATGGACTGATGTATCAGGTCGTACAGTTACTTGGAGTGTCGCACAATGATAGAATTTGGACAATGGTTACCTGATCAATCGGACTTAGGTAATAGTGGTGTTCTTGAAGCAAAGAATGTATATCCTGCAGCAAGAGGATATAGACCTGCACGAGATATGTCACAAATATCAGGTGCAGCAGATGCTTATATTCGTGGTATTTATGCAACACACGATGCAAGTGATGTTGTGCAAATATTTGCAGGTGATAGCACAAAAACATATAAATACGATGCGTCAGACTCAAGTTTAGCGAATATATCGAAATCAGGTAACTACACACTCGATACCGATGACAAATGGAAGTTTGTTCAGTTTGGTGAATATGTTATTGGTGCAAGTGGATATAACCAAATACTGCAACAGTATCAAATTGGAACAAGTACATTATTTGCTGATATAAGTGGTGCTCCTGCAGCAAAGCATATGGCAGTTGTTCGTGATTTTGTTGTATGTGGCAATGTAAGCTATGGTTCAACAAATTACCAAGAAAGATTATATTGGAGTTCTATCAACGACTCACAATCTTGGACAATAGGTACAGACCAATCAGATATACAAGACATACCTGATAGTGGCAAGATTACTGCTGTTATTGGTGGTCAAACAGGTACAGTATTATTAGAAAGAGGGATAGCAAGAATCGAGTATGTTGGTACACCTCTTATCTTTACAGTTGAAAGAGTAGAAACCAACAATGGTTGTGAGATACCGGGAAGTGTTGTAGCACTTGGCTCAACAGCAGTATTTTACTTATCACCAAATGGATTCTTTATGTTCGATGGCAGTCGGTCTGTTCCAATAGGTTCAGAGAAAGTTGACAAATGGTTTTATGATAATTTTAACACAGCTTTCCCTGAAAGAATGACAGCAGCAGTTGACCCTAACAATCAAGTAGTATGTTGGTCGTTTGTATCAAACGAAAGTAACGATGGTGAGCCTGACAAAATATTAGTTTATAACTATGCTGTTGGTAAGTGGTCGTTAATAGAATTATCACACGAGTCATTAGGTACTGTAATGATACCGGGTTACAGCTTAGAGCAGTTAGATAACATTAATACTAATATGGATAGTATGACTACATCATTCGACAGTCCTTTATATAAAGGTGAGTCGTTTGTGTTGGGTGGTTCTAAAGACCAAAAGATACAATCATTTACAGGCGATATACTTGATGCAACGATTATATCAAAAGAGTTTGAAGTTGCACCAATGAGGTCTTCTGTTATAAATTCGATTACACCTTATGTAACAGCTAAGAATCCTGCTGTGCAACCAACATTGTCAATAAGTGTTGGCAGCCGTAGCAGACAAATAGATAATGTAAACTTTACGAGTGCAGGTGCTATTACAGCAGATAACTTATGCAATGTGCGTTCTAGTGGTCGTTATCATCGAGTCAAAGTTGAAACCACAGGTGATTTTCGTTATGCTTTAGGTATAGATGTTGATGCGAAACCATTAGGGAGAAGATAATGGCAGATTTTAACTATAGAAAAGTACCATCTGAGGGTGGTAAACCGAGAGATGTAGCAAGTGCTATAAATTTACTTATTGATGGCAAGAACAATGCTAAAGGCACTTTTACTATCGTAGCTAGTACAGGAACAACAACTATAGAGGATTATAGAGTAGGTGAAGATAGTGTTATTAGTTGGACACCTATGACACAGAACGCAGCTACTGAGTTGAGCCATTTATATATATCATCTAGGGGTAAACATACTTTTACATTAAGTCATAGGAATAATCCTCAGACTGATAGAACATATATATATACTGTAACAGGATAAAAAAGAGGAGTAAGGGAAATGCAATTTATACCGATACCAAAAGACCATATAGATAGTATGTGGGAACACGTTGAGCCAATTATCAGACGAGCAGTTGGTTTAACACCTGATAGAATTGATACTGATGATCTTTATGAAAACGCAAAGGCAGGTGCATATCTTATTTGGTTGGTTACAGAAGAACGAGATAATATACAATATATACAAGCTGTATTAACAACAAGGATTTCGCAATATCCTAAGACTAGGGCATTGTCGATTGATTTCGTGGCAGGCACTCGTATGAAAGAATGGTTACCCATCGTAATGCCTGTATTAGAAGATTTAGGGAAAGGCAATAATTGCTCTCATATCGAGGGATATGGCCGTAGAGCATGGAAAAAATATCTTAACGAGTATGGTTGGGAACAACGACACATACAATATGAAAAGAGGTTAGATAATGAGTAAAGGAAGTACAACCAGGACGACACAAACATCGACTCCTATTATTCCTGAATATTTGCAGACTGCACAAGAGGGTGCTTTTGGTGCTGCTAGTGAGTTTGCACCACAGGTATATGAGGGTGCACGATATGTCGAGCCAACACCTTTTGAGCAACAGCAACTTGCTGCATTAGGTGCGTTTGGTAGTGGGCAAGGTATTATACCCGGAGTAGAACAAGCTGTCGGTGGTGTCCTAGCAGGTGGTGTTGGTGCTCCAACATTACTACAGCAAGAATATGAAAGAGATTTAAGTCCTGCGTACTTAGAACAAGTTATACAAGATCGTCTATCGGACGTAACAGGTGATATTACATCACAATATGCAATGGGTGGCAGATTAGGTTCTGCTGCATTTGGTACAGCACTTGGTCGTGGCATTGGTAGCTCGATTGCACCATTACTCGCACAGCAAGAAGTTGCAGATGCTGAAAGACGTGCCCAATTAGCAAGTCAAATATCCGAAGCAGAACGACAAGCAGGTGCATTACAGCTAACGGCTGCAGGAGTTGCACCAACAGCACAAGACCTACAACTACAAAGACTACAAGCATTAGGTCAAGCAGGTGCATTAGAAAGAGCAACAGGTATGCTACCAATCGAAGCAGAACAAGCACGAATTGCCGAAGAAAATGCTGCAGCACAAGCAAGGCTCAATGCAATGCTCTCAGCAGCAGGTGTGAATATTCCTGTGGGAACAAGTGTAACAGCTACCGAGCCAAGACCTGGAATTGGCTCAACTATATTGGGTGCAGGTTCGTTATTGAGTGGAT